CTTGATTAAGTAATCCTTGTAAATCAAACTCTACTGGCATACCACCGCCATAACCTGCACCTCTTCTATTTTCAAAATTCATTACTCTATCTACTTCAAACTTATCATTACCAAAAGCTGGTGCTTGTTCTGTAGTTAATGGTTTTTCTTCAAGTATTGGTTTGCCAGTTTTAACACTATATTTTATTCCGTTAACTTCATAAGTACCATCACCTTCACTTGAAGCAGGTATTTTAAAATTATTTTTTTCTATCTGATCTCTCTTGTCATCTAACCAATCTTTTATTTGTCTACTAGAAGGACCACCTATTTGTTTACCATCTATCTCTTTATAAAAATTTTCATTAATCCAAGCTTCAAAATCACTATCAATTTTTTGTTCAAGGTTATATTTTTCTAAATACAAATCATTATTAAGACCACCAAGATTTACGCTTACTCCACCACCAAGATTTACGTTTCCAAAACCACCTTTCGAGCCAGCTTGTGATCTGTAAAAAGCATCTATGTCATCAAATAATGGTTGTGATTTCGTATCAAAAATATCATATATAGATTTATATTGTTCTGCTATTTGTGCTGCTTGATTTAAATCAGTTAATATTCCGTCATCAGTTATACCTAGATCAACAATCTTATTTTTTATTATTCCTAACTGATCTAAAGGGCTTTCATTATCTTCATAATTTCTAAGTCTCATATTTGTTCTTATATTAAAAATTTCAGCAGAAAAATCTTCTATATATGGATAATTATTAGTTTTAAAAACCTCATTAAGATCACTAAATTGTCTGTCATTTTTTAGTTCAGTTATTTTTTGTTTATATATAGCTCGTTGTTCTTCTGTATCAATAGGTAGTTTATTAACTTCAACTAACTTGTTTTCTAATTTAATTCTTCTTCTAGCTTTGTCTATCTTTGGTCCTTGTGTAAGCTCTTCATTAAGTTCATCTTCTAAATTTTCTAATATCGGTTCTATCTTTTCTTGCCACTCTGGGTGTTGTGTTAAATTACCACCATTATTACCATAAGGTATAGATAGACCAATGCCTATGATAAGATCATCGACTTCATCTAAATCATTTACATCAGCAGTAGTTACATAATATTGACCAATATTGGCAATATTTTGAACAAGTCCTGTATAAATTTCTTTAGCATCACCACCTGTCAAACCAAGCTTTCTTGTGTCATTTATAAAATTTGTAATGTGAAGTTGTGCGTCTTCTCTATTGCCACTTAGCCAATCTTTTGCTGTTTTATTAAAATAATCATTACTTAAATCTTTTACTTTTTCTACGTTATATTCATTGTGTTCTTCTCTCGCAAGTTTGTTTAAGTTAACAACTGAAGTTTGTAAATTAGTAATAAAGTTAGCTGAATCAATTTCACCACCTAAATCAAGTATTTTTTGTGTTTGCTCTTTAAAATAATTTTGTCTCCAATCTATAAACTCAGGATCAGTTGGAGCAAATGATCTAATTGATCTTTTTATAGGTTCTCCTTGTGCATTAAATGTATCTATTTCAGCGTCACGATAAGCTTCTTTAGCATTACTGTCTAATTGAGAACCATATAACTCACCTATATATTGTTTATAAAATCTATCAACAAAAATATTACCACCTATTAATTGCCTAGCAGCTTTATCTCCATCTTGTTTTCTAGTCGCATCTGCAACTTTTCCTATAGTTCCATCAGCTAAAACAGTATCGAGAGCCATTTTAAAAGCTTTATCTTTTTCTTCTTCAACAGTTTTTTCAAGGCGAGTTCCAATGTATTTTTGTAAATTAGGATTTATTGTTTGTAAAACATCAGCTAATTCTTCTGCATCTGTTTTTGGTAAGACAGAGGGTTGTGCGACAAAGGTATCAACAGGTCTAGCTGCTGATTGAAAAGCTGTACTTTTAAAACTAGATGTCATGATAGTTGTGCGTAAGTAGTAAGTCCTTCAGTCGCTACATTAAGTAGTACAGAACCTAATGAAGGTATTTGGTTATATGCTTGATTTATATTACTTTGTAATTGATTACGTCTATTATCTCTTTGAGCAATAAGACCTTCACGATTTCTTACATATTGTCTGCCTATAGATTCTAATGTTTGATTAATAGCTTCTCTTTCATTTGCTGTTTGCCTTTCTTCATTCTGTAAAAGAAGTTGTGTTGTAATGCCAGTTTGCTCACCTGCTTTTATACGACCTTTAGCTTCTAAACCTTGAATTGTTTTTGCTAATTTTTCTTGTGCTTTTGACGCTTTTGTTTCTTTTAATTCAGCAGCTAAAGCTTCTTGTTGTAATGCAGATGATCTCTCTAAAGATTCATTTGTTATTAAAGTGCTTCTATATGTCTGCTCTGCTGCTGCTTGTGCTGCTGATCTTTGTGCTAAACCAGTAGCTAAATTAAGACCCAAAGATGCTGCAAACAGTGGACCTACACTTCCTAACGCTGGTAATGCTGCAACACACATCTATGCGATCCTCAGAAATTCGTAAAATGGTTTACCCTGCATACCGTAGTGTTCGTGATATTGAATAAAAGTAAACCCAAGAGACTTTAACCACTTGATAGCAGAATCATTCTCTGCATATACAAAATTATATAGGATTTTGTAATTTTTCAATAGGCTATCAACCCATTTTCGACCTTTTCTTATTAGTTGTATTTTATATTTTTTATTACTAAACAACTCATCAGTAGCAACCATCCATATAACACCACCCTGTACAACTCCACAAAGACCTATAGGAGCATCATTATCATCAGCTATTGCCATGTTTATACTGCTGCATATATAAGACAATTGAAGAGCTTGTTGTGGTTCTTGTCCTGATTGATAAAAGGCTTCTAATTTATCCATCTCCCTCATGTTTTTAGCAACATGTTTTAAGTCTTCTAAATTTGCTTTTCTTAAATGACCCATTAAATACGTCTACTCCTCATATGGAACATAGCTTCATATTCTGCACTAGCCAATTTTGTAGGTAAGAATGTGTCATTTTTTACATCAATATTCACTCTATCGGCTCTGCTCATCACAGGAACTTTAAATGATCCAGATTCAAGATTTACTGATCCGATGGTGCTACTGGCTGCACCTAAAAACCTACCAGTAAATTTATGAGTAGATGTATCTCTGTTTTCTGGTGTGACTTCTACTTTAAAGAAACCTGTATCTTCAAACTTGATATAGAAATGATGTAGTTGTAAACGACCACTAAGAATTTCACCAGCACTTGAACCTCCTTGTGCTTCTGTAAGTCGTTGTTGACTAAACCTATAGTGCATTTCATAAGGTTCACCAATAATAAATTTACTATTTCTGTAATCTCCTGTAGCTGTAATAGTAGATGTTGAACCATTGGTAGTATTAGTTGTTGCTATAAGCTGTCCTGGTTTTAAAGTTGTTGTTATGTTTTGTGGATTTACAAAAGTACTTGTCTCCCCACTACCTAAATACCTACCAACAACATTCATATCTGCTCTAAGTCTATATGGAACAGTGAAGGTAGAAGTGTCAGTAGAGGAGTTATAAGCTACAGAAACACCAGTAGTAGCCTCTGTGACCTTATGATCCAAACGGTATTCAAAGGTGGCGTTAGCTTCTGTAAAGTCATTTTCAAAAGGTATCTTTTCTAATGTTGTACCGTTTGCTTCTTCTATTACTAGAAACAAATCACTACCAATAAAATCAACATTCTTAATAGATCTATTTTCATTAATAGTAAAAGTAGACCAACTATTTAATATCTTCTGATACTGCTGACCATACAGCCATCTGTTGATGTATAGTTTATTAGGATTATCTGTACCCAAACAAACCAAAACATCTGCACTTGTAGAGACTGCAAATTTGAATATATTACTTGGTATTAGTTTTGGTACATGAACAGTGATATTACTAGATTCTTTTATGACAAGATCTCTTTGATATACATATTCTCGCACGTTAGCAAAAGATCCTCTTTTAGATAAATAATAAATACTGCTACCAGCACCTACAGGTTGTGCATCATCATCAGATTCAAATTCAGTCACTACTACTACGTTAGCTGTTCTAGGTGTTAAGTTATCTGTTGATGAAGTAAGCACAAATTGTGTTTGATCTGAAAATAAAATCAGTTCTTGTTCTACTGTTACAGCACTTCTTAAAATAGCTACCTTAGTATGTGAAGCTGCTATATCTATAGGTTCACTATCAATTACAGACAAAACTGTTTCTGGGAAAAAGTTAAAGAACTCTGCTGCTCTTGATAAGACAACATTATCATCAGCTAAAAACCCAAGCCTGTTTCTAAAAAAGAAAACATTATTTATTTTACTGCCAATAAAAGAAGGGTTTGGTGCGGAATCTAAATCACCTACAGTTCTTTCACCCCATTTAGGTAAAGTAAAACCTAATCCAACTGTGCAAGCTACATTAGTATGAGAACCTTCATTTATAGCAGATACATAACTAAAACTATTATTATCTATTTTTTCTATTATAAACTGTCCATTTGTTAAATCATTACTTTCAACATTTATTAATTGTCCAGTAATAAATCCATGGTTAGTCCTAGTAATTGTGACTAGGTTATCCGAAATCGTGCAAGCTGCATTAGTATGAGAACCTTCATTAGCAGCAGATACGTAAGTAAAAGTATTGTCGTTTGTTTTTGTTATTATGAATTGTCCGTTTGTTAGATCATTGCTTTCAACGCTTATTAACTGTCCAGTATTAAATCCATGGTTAGTCTTAGTAATTGTGACTAGGTTATTTGAAGTCGTAGATGTGAACGTAGCAGAATTTGGTGTTGTAGATGTGAACGTAGCAGAATTTTGTAATGACGTTCCATAGCTATCACCATCTACTCTTGCAAATCTAAAATCGCCATCTGCTTGTCTTATTAGCACATGTGGCATTGTATCGTAATTAAATTTAAATTCTATTCCTGGTGCTACACATTCTTCCCATTGTCCTTCTTCAAATGTATTACCGTTGTTAGTAACAAACTTGACGTAATAATTATCAAAATCAGTATTTTCATCCCCTTTTACTTCTACTACATAACCATTAGGTGAAACTGTTGGTAAGTCAGTAAATCTTTGAACACTATCTTTTACTACTGTCATATGTGTATTACCTTGAGTGTCATTACCATCAATAGAAAAATTACTACCATCTGTTTTTTTGATATGAACAACAGGACCATTTTGAACAATAGTAAAACCAGTAAGACCTGAATTAAGACCTAATACTAAATCAGTAGCAACTTGTGTGGTGCTAAGTGTAGAGTCTGATGAAGTGTCATCAGTAACGGTAACTCCATCTACAGTTAAAGAATATGTAGTTTTATCTGAGACTTGATTTATAAAAACAACAGCTTGAGTGATATTTGCAGAAGATAAGCTTAAGGTGCTATCCATAGCTGCTGTAATACTTGTATTAACAACAAAGGTATAGTCAGCAACAGTTACAGTTTTTATTACACTTCTAGGATCAGAAGTATTTAAGTATGTCGTTCCATCTGGTTTGTTTACAGTTTTTTCTGTGCCATCAATATCATATACTTTTACATTGCCATTACTAAATATTGCTACATATCTTTCGTTGACATCTCTATTTATAGTTTGTATGTGAACATTACCTAATGTAGAAGAACTGAGGTTAGTTATGTATTGCAAGCCAGAACGCTTTACAAGACCTAAGACAGGGTTGCTGTCAGCATTGTCTTGTATATCGGCATGATCTGCTTGTTTGGTGACATCAGCAGCTTGTGATATTCCTCTAAGTAAAGTAGGTATCGCTCTTGATACTACAGCCATAACTATCTTATGAGTGCGTTTGCAGGTGAGTAAGTGTCAAAGACACTTGTTAATGAAGGATCTCCTCTAAGAAGATTATGATCTCCATTAGCTAAGTCTGTTTCCATCAGTATAGCTCTAGCTCTTACTTCGTCCTGTTGTGTATAAGTTCTTAAACCATCATCACTAACTAATCTATCTACAAAGATACGAGCAGCTTTTATTGTGATATACCTTCTTGCAGGTTCTGGTATCTCATCAAAGGTTCTAAAGTAAACAACAGTACAGATAAGATCCTTATCAAATTCGTACTTATTGTTTAATCTGTCATATAACTTCAGACCACGCTGTATTGCATCAATCGTAGGGTGCTGATGAATATTAGGATCAATTCTTAAGGTGTCAGTAGATAAGGCTACTTGATTAGAAGCATCTCTTGTGAGAGTGACATCTATTTCAGTATTGAAAGACCAACCTTCCGATTGAACTTCTTTGTTAACTTCTGTAAGAGTTTGTTGTGCTAGACGAGCATCAACAGGAAGTGTTCCTGTAAGGCTGTTGATAGGAGCTTCTCCTATAGCAGCCAACATAATGTTGATACATTCAAGTTCGGTGGTTGCAGCTACAGTCATGGTTTAGTACTTTTTTATTTTAAGTGATTCCCTACCACCCATCTTTTTCTTTTTCTTCTTCATCTTTCCGTAAGCCATAGTGTCCTCCAATAGAAAAATAGATTATCTAATTTTAAGTGTACTTCTATAATCTCTTTCTGCCGCTTTCCTCGCTTGTTCCGCTGCTTTCCTCGCTTGTTCTTTCATTCGTTTTTCCATCTCTTTTTTTCTTTTCTCTCTTATCTTTTTCTCACGTTCTCTTTTTAATTTATCTTGAAATGCTTTTTGCATTTGTGATTTAGTAATAGCCATAGTTTTAATTTAAGAAAAGAGTACCCATTGCTGAGTACCCTTCGAGGTAAGTTAAGAAGCAGCAAGCTTAATAGTAGCTGCACATTCTGGTCTTAGGATTCCATGCCCGAGTGCGTACTTCGCCACCATCAATGTTCCTTGGTACATAATACCGTAGTCCTGGCCTGAGATCTCAGTTGTCATGTCCATTAATTTTACTGTACCAACAGCAGATTTATGGAAGACAAGACCAATAGTTTTACT